CCAATGCCAGTGATAACATCAGATAACGTCATGCTGGAAGGAGATGAAGCACCAGAGTACAGCAAAATGCTTCTCTTACAAAAGATAACTAAAAAGTTGTTAAACTCTCGTACAGCCACTATTTCATCAAAGCCTTCAGGAAATACAGTAGTTAAGTCTAGTGACCCTGAGCTACCCCCTGTCCAAGCATGACCATTAAGTAAATCACTGAAAAACAAAGTATGCTTGTTGCCAGTAACATCAGCTACCCAGAGCCTACCGAAAGCAGCACATGCTTCATTACCTTGAGGGGCAGTGCCCGTGGAATGTGAATGATCGCTAATGTTATCTAAAACACCAGAGCCAGACTCATCAGTATATATTAGTGGCTCATGACCACGTTGAAAAAAGTAAGCATGGTTGTTAAGACTAACTATCTTCCAGTTATTAGCTGTAGGCGTATAACCAGCAGGAGTTACGTCGGTAAGTGTTGATGTCCCTGTAAATATCTTATTGTTACCCGCAGAGAATACAACCTTGTCGCCACTTTCGTCTATGTACTCAAAGATAGTCTCTATGCCAATACTAGACCCTAAAGGTGTAGCACTGCTTGTAAGTTTCTTTAGGCCCTTGCGTGCTGCAATCCTGCCGAACTTGTCAATAACAGCATTTTCAGCAATAGATGCAAAGGCAGGGTCTTGTGTTACAGGAGAGTCCTGTGTGTTAAGACCTTTAAAGCCGGGAGCGCCTATGTATATGTTCTGACGTTCTTGAGCCATTAGGGCACCGTGTAAATAAATTCTTCAGGATTCTTGTAGGCATCTATTGCCACAGCATCTGACAAATGCTTGTCTGCAATCAAGAAGTAATCCTGTGCAGTAGTGCCTCCTGTCTCACCACGCTCTCTAGCCAACAAAGCTACAGCGTTGTGAATAATAGCATTCTTAGGCAACACTGTGGTGTCTGTATCATTAACTAGCTCAGCTTCTCTAGCAATTAAGTCAAAGCGCATAGAGTACACTGCATCAGGCTTAGGGTACACCTGTATCTTAGTGTCTTCATTACTGTCTATACCACTAAAGGTGTAGGAGTCTGGCGTGCCTGTAACTTCACCGGAAATGTAATATGCGTTGTTAAACCAGTTAGGTGACTCATAACGCATAAAGAAGTTCGAGGTGTCGTTAATAGCACTGTATATTTTAACACGTTCCCCAGCGTTTGTTAAGCTGTACTCTGTAGTATTAGCTACAGTAGGCACTACAATAGTAGTCCTTAGTGTAGACCAAGCATGTGAGTCTTCTACAATCCGCTTAGCATCATTTACAAAGTCTCCTACCATCTTAGAGTATGTAGTGTTAGCTACAGCAGATACTTCGTCTTCACGTAGCCGACGCAGTACCTCGTTTACTATTGTTAGATATTGCGTACTCATATGAATCCTCTAAATAACCCTTGTAGTGTAGGAGCTTGATAACCTTCGTACTGTGGTGCTAACTCTAGTAACTCAGGGGCTTGATATGTTTTTCTAAACTGATAGTCTTTAAAGTCAGGTGGTGTATAGCCTCCAGTGCCTCCAGCGCCTCTACCCATGCCAGCAAGAAGACCTAAGCCTAGCCCTGCACCTATACCTGCACCAGCGCCTTCACCTCTGCCTTGGCCCCTGCCTTCACCAAACCGTTGCTCTCCTAGAGCTTCACCAGCAGCTACAGCATTCGCTACAGCGGCATTACCGGCTTCAATAGCAGCATTTACGGCTTCCTGTCCAGCAGATACAGCTTCTTCTACCCTTGTTTCACCAGCGGCTATAGCGTTCTCTAGAATCTGTCTGGATTCGTTAGCTTGTTCTTCCAACAAGTTTTCGTATTTTTCCATAGATTCTGCTAAACGATCATTACCTTGCTGTATGGCAGCTTCTCTAGCAGCCCTAGCTTCCTGTAAGCTAGTCTCTAAATTATTAACAGTGCTTGTTAGACTAGATACAGAGTCGTTAAGGCTGTCTATGTCTGACTGTTGAGCTTGTATAGTTTCACGTTGATCCGCTAAGTCTCCTTGTGCAGATGCAAGAGATTCCCTAAGCGCGTCTGCCGCTGCTTTTTCTCTCTCTAATCTTTCTTGTTCCTGTCTTTCTCTTTCAAGTCTTTCTTGTTCTGCACGTTCCCTAGCTTCTGCTGCTGCCCTTTCTCTTTCTGCTTGCTCTTGTCTCTCTCTTTCTAGCCTTTGTTGCTCAAGTCTTTCTTGTTCTGCCCTTTGTTGCTCTTGTCTTTCTTGCTCTAACCTTTGTTGCTCTTGTCTCTCTCTTTCTTGTCTTTCTTGCTCTTGTTGTCTTCTTGCTGCTTCCGCTTCTGCTTCCGCTTCTGCTTCAGCCCTTTCTCTGTCTGCTTGCTGCTGTCTTTCGCGCTCTAGCCTTTCTTGTTCTTGTCTTTGTTGTTGTTCTTGACGCTCTTGTGCTAATTGTTCTTCTGCACTAGGGCCAGCAACAGTGTCTTCAAATATATTGTCAGATGGCTCTGGTGTAGGCTGTGGTGCAGGTGTAGGCTGTGGTGCAGGTGTAGGCTGTGGTGCAGGTGTAGGCTGTGGTGCAGGTGTAGGCTGTGGTGCAGGCGGTTGTCCTCCGACTAACCCGCCAAAGTTTCCTGTGATTACAGCGTCAGTTACACTTCCTCCTGACAACAAGCCACCTGATGCTCCACCGCCGCCCCCTGTTGTAGGCGTAGGTATAATAGGCTGTGGAGGTTGTACAAATACAGGAGGTGGAGCTATGTCTATAGGAGGCTGTACAAACTCTGGTGAATCTACAGGAATATCAATGTCAGGAGTTGTAAACTCTGGTTGTGTTAAGTCTACTTGAGGCTCTGGTAACGCTGGTAGTTCAGGCTCCGACAAATTTGAAATATCAATTGTTAAAGGAGGAGGAAGCGGCTGATCTTGTATAATTCTTCCTGTAAACAAAGAAGGTGATCTAGTGGAACCAAAAAAAACATCGGGGAAAGGACTAAAATAATCTCTGTTACTTTCAATAGAATCTACTGACCCAGATCTTATAGGAGTTAAGTTAACAGGAGATGTTTCAGATGGTATGTAATCTGTTAAATTAACTCCTTCTAAACCGGGTATACCGTTAGAACTTATCGGCTGTCCTAAAATTGCTGCTTCTAAAGGATCGCTAAAGGGCTGGAATCCTGAAAAATTAAGATTATCTATTATAGGTACTTCAAACCCAGCTACTTGGTCAGCAAATGCTGCACCAGCTTCTGTTTCAGGAATGTCGCCAACAGGCATGTAACGATCAGTCTGAGCACTAATATCTATTTCTGTTGTAGGTGCTGGCTCTTGAGCAAAAATACCCTGTAGGCTATCCATAGCTCTTTGTTGTATAAGAGAGCCAACGCCGCTAAGCAGAGCTTGATCTAAGTCTTCTCCAGATGCTACACCAGTAATAGTGCCAGCACCTAGTCTTGCAAGATCATCTTGAGAAATACCTAGCGTGTTTAGTCCTGTACCTACATCTAAACCAACATCAGACAGGGCGCTAGACACATAAGGACTTAGGAAAGTATTAGCTCCCCCTAACAGCCCTGCTGTCAATGCATCCTCAAGGTCAGCACCCTGTATTCCTGCTGATGCTGCACTAGCAAGTGCGCTAGACAGTATGTTAGCTGTAGCTCCTTTAGCTCCTAAACCCCCTACTATATTACCTGCTACCGGCCCTAAAATTGCTGATAATGCTAGCGTAGGTAAAACACTTTTAGCAATATCGCCAATACTGGGATCTTTTACTTCTAGTGTTCTAATCTCACCATAAGTAAACGGATCATACAGGTACGTAGAACCATCGTCAGTTTGTCTTATAGGCGTAACATCATACTTGTAGTACAGAGACTGAAGCATAGGGTCACGCTTGTACGCTTCAATCAAAGCATCTTGATAGTTCAGTCCTTCAGTCGCCTGTAAGAAAGGCACTTGTTCTTGAAGGATAGGCTCAACAAGAGAATGAAACTCTTGTAGTTGTTCTTTAGAGCTACTGGTGTGAGTTTGTAGATTACCACCGAACCTATTAAAGGATTGTTCAGCAGGGGTTATGTCGTAACCGTAGTACTCACTTAATGTAGACGCAATGTCTTGAGTGTCTGTTAAGTTAACTATGCGCCCAAAAGCATCGCTTACTGTACTAGAAGTAGCTGGAGTATTAAAGTTTCTTAGGTACTCAGGTGTACCGGATACAGCGTTAAAATAAGTTTCTGGAGTTGCTGTTAGACCTCTAAGAGCACTGTTAAACTGGTTATCGTACCAGTCATCTACTTCATCAACATCATCAATATCGAAGTAGTTTGCACCACCCGTTAATGAGTTTTTGTAGTTTTCTATACCGCCGGATAAAGTAACAGCAGAGCTTGAGCCTCCAGATGGGCCACCGGGGCTAATACTAACGTAATCTCTAAAATCTATAGGCTCTAAGCCAGTTAGATCTATACCAAAATCTATATCAAAGATACTAAAATCTGAAGGTAAAGTAAAATCTGGTGGCATTTACTTCTTGCCCCAAGCAGATACGCTCTTGATGCCAAAGCTAGCAGCAATAGCAGCCGCTAAGAAACCTTTGTAGTAATCAGGCATAGAACTAAGAACAATAAAACCTTCTTGTACATAGGGCACCATACTAGGGATAAAAGCGCCTATTAGAGGTAGGCTAAGGATAATGGCGAACCACTCGTCCTTCCAA